TTGTATACTCACTTTCTTTTGTTTATTCAACCTTACATTGAGAAACTTATATAAACGCCGGAGCGGTTATATTATTTTTATTACGGCGAGGTTAGGAATGAAGTATATTATATAGTTATCAATATTTTTCATTTTCCCGTATTTATCCCGGTAGCATTCTATACACTCCAGAAGATATTCTTCTGTTACATTCAAAAATTCAGCAATTTCATGTTGATCTTGACATCCAGCTTCGTAGGCTCTAACAATACCAATTAGCCCGATCATGCGATTGTATCCATTTAATCTTGCCTGTCGCTCCTGTTTTCGATTCCATGAATCTGACATATCAATGATATCGCCAACCGTGGTTTCATAATGACCGAGTTCCTCTGCTAAGACACAGGCTTTTTCTGTGGTAGTCATGTCTTTGCGGATGGCAATTCGATTCCCCTTGATTCGTCCATTATTTCTTGCTAAACTCTTTTCTTTTACCAAAAGTCCATTTTTATTAGCTGTATCTAACAGTTCGCCGTATGTCAATGAAATCACTCCCATTCACTATCATCGTTCATAATTGCATCGTCATGAGCCTGATCTTCGTCGGTTACATCTATATTTGTACGGGCATGAGCGGCATTTACTTCAAGATGAGGTTGGATGTCTATGACAGTAGCTTGAGAAGTTTTCAATTCTGTCATGCGTTCACTTTCTTTATTGAGTACTATATCGACTATATCTTTACCATGGGTGTCTAAGGTACGGTATTTTTCTACTAAGTCAACTTCATTTATATTAAGTTGTATGCTTCCATCTTCATTGTATCCATCATATCCGAAAGTGTTTAATATATCTTTTATGCCATATTCTCCACACATAACAAGAAGCGCTCCTGGCGTAGGTTGGCTATTTCCATTTTCCCAACTATATATAGTTGATTCTGATGCTTTGAATCCTTTTTGAGTTAGAATATCTGATATTTGTTTTACAGACATTTTTGCTTCATTTCGACTTTTTTTTAAAATAATACCGATATTCGACAACATCACACACCTCCTTTTGATAGAATAATATCACAATAATTTTATGAGGTCAATAAAATTTCACAAGAAACTAATAAAAGCTATTGATATCACAAGTAACTAATGATGTTATACAAATGCCACAAGAAACTAATGAAAGGAAGTGAAATAATGGATATTCCAACAAGAAATTTATCAAGATACGTGAAAGATAAAGGGATCAACATTTCAAAAATGTCGAGAGATACGAAAATCCCATATATTTCTTTATATGATAGCTTGATAAATGATTCGCGGGATAGAGATTTACGGGTTGGGGAATTTTTCACAATCTGTGATTTCTTAGATGTTAAATGTGAGGACTTTGCAGAAGAGAAGGAGGTGGTGTGAGGTGGGACGAACGAAACTTTGTATTAAGGAAAGCCAAGAAGGGTATTCGATATTATTAGACGAAACACAGCTTCATGACGTTTTAGAATATGAATTAAAAAAAGATTCAGCATCGAAAATACCAAATCAAGCCGTTTTGACATTAACGATGCTGGTGGAATGCACTATTGGCCAAGATAAAAGTCTAAGGCCAGTTTAGGCGCGATTTCCATGAGAATTGGAAGAGATGCGTTTGCGCATTTGAGTAAAAGCTTTTTCCAAACAGTTTCATTTTTTATATTGGTTAGAAATTCATGACCAAGTGGAGTTAAATCTTTAATGTAGATGGATTTGCCACCATCGCAATAACTAACATCATATATGAGATTAGAAAGTTCACATTGATTAATGTGGTAAATAATTTCTTCGTGACTGAAATTATCCAGGATGGTATCAATAGCTTCTCCACATAAATAATGCGTTTGATGATGGTAATCGCTTTTCTTCTCAACAGTTAACAAAATTGCGCGGATGCAATCGGGATTTAATCTCATATGAAATTCTCCTTTCTTTCGTACTCAGGCATGGCAGTGTCCTGTACTTAGATTATAGGAGAGTTGGAAAGAAATAGCAAGAAGAGAAGGAGGTGGTGTGAGATTGTACGATATTCTGAATGCGGCGCAGACTGCAAGAGTATTGGGATGCGCACCAGAAATGGTCAGGCAACATATACGGCGTAAGATTTGGACTTTTGGTGTTGCAATACCGCCAAAACAATCGGGAAAAACACAGTACCGTTTTGAGATTAACAAAAAAGCCCTGGCAGAATGGATCGGTATCTCTGTTGAGGAAGTAGATAGGAGGGTAGCTGGTAAGTGAACGCAAGAGGAGAGATCCCGATCACAGAAGAGGTCATGCGTTACGCACGGGAGCATATGGAACGGGACAAGCCGTGGATCCATGGTAAGCCGGTGAAGGCCTACCAGGAGAAGGACGGGCGGATCAGCATTACATACGAGGATTTTTGCTGGTGGTTCTACCGGGATACTGCGGACGGAGTGGTCTGGGAATGAAAAGGAGCGCTTATACAGGACGGCAATCCTTAAGCGCTCACACACAAATACACAATTAAAGTATAGCACATAAGAAAAGAGGATTCAAATGAAAAATAAAGCGATGAACGCCCTGGTAGAGATGGGGATGCCGGCAAATATCAAAGGCTTCCGGTATATTGCGGAGGCTATGGCATTGTTTGAGGCAGACGAGGTATGGGGCACAAAAATGTCGATGCTGTATTACAAGCTGTCCATGATGTACAATACGACACCCAGCGCAGTTGAGCGGTCGATCCGGCACGCGTTTTCTATAGTCTTGAACAAGGGGGATTTAAAAGTAGTAGAAAAATACCTGCCCCTGCAGAGTATGGGGAACGGGAACCTGCTGAATACATTTTTTGTAAGGCTGTCACAGGTTGGAGAGCAAGGAAAAATTTAAGGAGGCAAAGGAAATAAATGGATAGCATTAAGATCAATAAGCTTGAAATCGAAAACGTCAAGAGGATTAAGGCAGTAAAGATAGAACCATCTAGAGATGGGCTTACAATTGTAGGAGGAAATAATAACCAGGGGAAGACTTCTGTGCTTGATTCTATTGCATGGGCACTAGGTGGTGAGAAATACCGTCCTTCCCAGGCAGTACGTGAAGGGTCTGTGATTCCTCCTAACCTGAAAGTCGTTATGAGCAAGGGACTGGTAGTAGAACGGAAAGGAAAGAACAGCAGCCTTAAGGTAACGGATCCGGATGGAAATAAGAGTGGACAGCAGCTGCTCAATGAATTTGTAGAGCAGCTTGCATTGGATCTTCCCAAATTTATGGAGAGTTCCGGGAAGGAGAAAGCACAGACTTTGCTTAAGATTATCGGTGTGGGCGATCAGTTGTCATGCCTTGAAACGAAGGAAAAGGAGCTTTCCAGCCACAGGCGTACAATCGGGCAGATTGCAGACCAGAAGAAGAAATTCGCAGATGAACAGGCTTACTATCCGGATGTGCCTGATGAGCTTGTGTCTCCATCGGAGTTGATCCGGAAACAGCAGGAGATCCTTGCAAGGAATGGGGAGAACCAAAGGAAGAGGGACCGCCTGAATGAGATCACAGCAGGAAAGCGCCGGATTTTTGATGATATGAACCGGATTGACGACCAGATTGCAGATCTGCAGGCACGTAAAGACAGGATGAAGCAGGAGTATGACCAGGCGGTGTCTGACGAAGAAACAGCGAAAAAAACAGTTGCGGAGCTGCAGGATGAATCTACAGCGGAACTGGAAGCGAGTATTGCTGATATCGAAGAAATAAACCGGAAAGTGCGTGCAAACTTGGATAAAGAAAAAGCAGAGGATGACGCGCAGCAGTATCTGGAGCAGTATGCGTCACTCACGAAGCAGATTGAAGATGCACGGCAGGCAAAGAAAGATTTGTTAGTGAATGCAGACCTGCCGCTTCCGGAATTGTCTGTGAAAGACGGCGAATTGGTCTATAAAGGGCAGATGTGGGACAATATGTCAGGGTCAGACCGGCTGAAAGTGTCGACGGCAATTGTCCGGAAACTGAACCCGAAGTGCGGTTTTGTCCTTCTGGATAAGTTAGAGCAGATGGACATGCAGACGTTGAATGAGTTTGGCAAGTGGCTCCACCAGGAGGGGCTGCAGGCAATCGCTACCAGAGTGAGTGTAGGAGACGAATGCAGTATCATCATAGAGGATGGTTATGTGAAGGGGCAGGAACATCCGGCAGAGGATGTCCAGGAGGCGCCGAAAACACCTTCATGGAAAGTGGGTAAATTTTAATGGAGGTAACAAGAGGACGGATCCAGAGTGCGAAGAAGGTCGTGTGCTACGGTCCGGAAGGTATCGGGAAATCAACATTTGCTTCCAGGTTTCCCAATGCAGTATTTATTGATACGGAAGGAAGCACGAAGGACATGGATGTGGCAAGGCTGCCGCGTCCGAGTAGTTGGGAATATCTACTGCAGGAGATCCAATATGTGAAGGATAATCCGAGTGTGTGCGGATCATTGGTTATTGATACGGTAGACTGGGCAGAGCAGCTTTGTGTAGAACATATTTGTGACAAACACCATAAGGATGGAATCGAAAGTTTTGGATATGGGACAGGCTATGTGTACACAAAGGAAGAGTTTGGACGGTTTCTGAATAAACTGGAAGATCTTGTGGAAGTGGGAGTTAATGTAGTATTGACAGCACATGCCCACATTAAAAAGTTTGAGCAGCCAGATGAAATGGGTGCGTATGATCGTTGGGAATTGAAGTTGGGAAAGAAGACTTCTTCCCAGACAGCACCGTTGGTAAAGGAATGGGCGGACATGCTTTTATTTGTTAATTACAAGACCTATTCGGTCGCAGTAGATGATAAGGGAAAGAAGCATAAGGCCCAGGGAGGTAAACGGATCATGTATACATCCCATCACCCATGTTGGGATGCGAAGAACCGCTATGGACTTCCAGAAGAATGTGAATTTGATTATATGGTAATCCGGCGTATTATAGAGTCTACGGCTGTAGAGAAAAATAGCTATACCGGACAGAAAGAAAAGAAATCAGAGAATCAATTGCCGGATTTTATGAGTCTGCCGGAAGCAGATATTGACGAAAAGGTAGATTTTGATACAGGTCAGAAGATCTATGAAGGGAAAGGGGTACAGCCAGAACCGGATATGTCTAAAAGTGAAGTGTTCCGCCTGAACGATTACATACCGAAGGAGCTCCAGGATCTGATGTATGTCAATCTGGTATCGGAAGAGGAACTGATGGAGGCGGTCTATAGCCGGGGAATCTTCCCTAAAGGAACTCCGTTTGTAAATCTTCCAAGTGATTATGTTAATGGTGTTCTGATTGCAGCATGGCCGCAAGTGTTGTCGGTAATTAAAAAGAATAGAAGTAAACAGGAGATTCCGTTTAATTAGAGAAGGAGGATATTGATATGAGTGATATGGGAAGAGAACTGGACTGGGACGATCCTATTGAGAAAGAAAATGATTATGTCGTGCTGCCGGAAGGTGATTACGATTTTATAGTGGAAAGTGTGGAACGTGCAAGGCATCCAGGAAGTGATAAGATTCCGCCCTGCAATAAGGCAATCGTTAGGGTAAGGATAGACTCGGAGTATGGTACGGCAATAGTTAACCATAACTTGTTTCTTTATTCTAGTATGGAAGGAATGCTGTCTGCATTTTTTTCCGGTATTGGCCAGAAGAAGAAAGGCGAGAAGCTGACGCATATGAACTGGTCTGCCGTGCCAGGTTCCACGGGACGGGTTCATGTGAAGCCGAAAAAGTATAATGACAATGACTATAATGAGATCAAAAAGTTCTATCCAAAAGAAGTTAAGCAGTACAAGGCAGGTGAGTTCTGATGGAACTCAGACCATACCAGAGAGAAGCAAAAGAAGCGGTCTTTGAGAACTGGGATAACGGGATTAAAAAAACGCTGCTTGTACTACCGACCGGATGCGGGAAGACGATTGTATTTGCAAAAATAACGGAGGAATGTGTCAGGAACGGGGATCGGGTGCTGATCCTGGCGCACAGGGGTGAGCTGCTTGAACAGGCAGCGGACAAGATCGCCCGGACGATAGGGCTTGGCTGTGCAACAGAGAAGGCAGAAGCAACCTGCCTTGGCAGTTGGTTCCGTATTGTGGTGGGTTCTGTGCAGACCATGATGCGTGAGAAGAGGCTGGGGCAATTTCCAGAGGATTATTTTGATACTGTTATCATTGACGAGGCACACCACTGTATTTCTGACAGCTACCAGAGGGTACTGCAGCATTTTTCAGAGGCAAAAGTCCTTGGTGTTACGGCAACCCCGGACAGGGGTGACATGAGAAACCTGGGCAGTGTGTTTGAAAGCCTGGCTTATGAATATACACTGCCAAAAGCCATTAAGGAAGGATACCTGTCACCGATCAAGGCGGTCACGATCCCGTTAAAGCTAGATCTTACGGGCGTTGGGATGCAGTCAGGTGATTTTAAGGCAGGGGATCTGGGGACAGCCCTGGATCCATACCTATATACAATTGCAAAAGAAATGGGAGAGTATTGTCGGAATAGGAAGACGGTTGTATTCCTTCCGCTGGTGAAAACAAGCCAGAAGTTCAGGGATATCCTGAATGAAAAGGGATTCCAGGCTGCCGAAGTGAACGGGGACAGCCAGGACAGGGCGGAGATCCTGAAGGATTTCGAAGAGGATCGCTATAATGTACTGTGCAATTCCATGCTGCTGACAGAGGGCTGGGACTGCCCGTCAGTGGATTGTGTTGTTGTATTGAGACCGACGAAGGTCAGGAGCCTTTACTGCCAGATGGTGGGAAGGGGGACAAGGCTGTCCCCAGGAAAAGAGCATTTGTTGCTTTTGGATTTCCTGTGGCATACGGAACGCCATGAGTTGTGCCATCCGGCGCACCTGATCTGTGAGAGCGAGGATGTCGCTAGGAAGATGACAGAGAACCTGGAAGAAGCGGGATGCCCGGTGGATATCGAAGAGGCCGAAAAATCCGCGTCAGAGGATGTCGTGGCGCAGAGGGAAGAGGCGCTGGCAAAGAAGTTGGCAGAGATGAAGCGCAGGAAGAAAGCATTGGTAGATCCGCTGCAGTTTGAGATGAGCATCCAGGCAGAGGACCTGGCTGGTTATGTACCTGCATTTGGTTGGGAGATGGCGCCTCCATCCGATAAGCAAAAAAATACGCTTGAAAAGCTGGGGATCATCCCGGATCAGATTGATAATGCAGGGAAAGCCTCCAAGATACTGGAACGCCTGGACAAGCGGAAACGGGAAGGGCTTACAACGCCGAAACAGATACGATGCCTGGAAAAATATGGATTCCAGCATGTGGGCACATGGCAGTTTGAAACGGCAAAGAACCTGATCAACCGGATCGCAGGCAACGGTTGGCGTGTGCCGAATGATATCATTCCGCAGGAATTTATAGGAGCGTAGAGAGTATGGGACACCGGACAGACTTGACAGAGATCATAGAATATATAGACCCTTCCGGATGCGGTTACCAGGAATGGGTGAATGTCGGCATGGGCCTGAAGCATGAGGGATACCCTGTGTCTGTCTGGGATGAGTGGAGCCGCAGGGATGCAGGCAGGTACCATGCAGGCGAATGTGAAAAAAAGTGGCGCAGTTTCCGTGGGAATTCTTCCCCGGTCACGGCAGGCACCATCGTGCAGATGGCCCTTGACCGGGGATGGAAGCCGTCTTATGGCGGGCGGGAGCTTGACTGGGATGATGAACTCAGTGCAGAAGATTATGCAGTTGTGGACAGAAAGCGGATGGAAAAGAAGGAAGTAAACGAGCCGGAGGAATGGGACCCGGCGGGGCAGTTGATCAAGTACCTTGAAATATTGTTTGAAGCATCTGAAAGAGTTGGCTATGTGACCCGGACCTACGAAAGGGACGGCAGATTCCTGCCGTCAAAAGGCTGCTGGGATAGGACTGCAGGGCAGTTGATCCAACAATTAAGTAAGTGTGGAGACGATATTGGTTCGGTACTGGGAGACTATAACCCGAAAGCGGGGGCATGGATCCGTTTTAACCCGTTAGACGGCAAGGACTGTAAAAATGAGAATGTGACAGAGTTCAAATACGCGCTTGTAGAATCAGATACGATGGAGATAGAGAAACAGAATGCGGTCATCAGAGAACTGGAGTTGCCAGTAGCATGTCTAGTCCATAGTGGAGGCAAGAGCTTACATGCCGTTGTGCGTGTAGATGCATCGGATTACAAGGAATATCGGAATCGTGTGGATTATCTATATAGAGTGTGTGAAAAGAATGGACTAAAAGTGGATGGGCAGAACAGGAATCCGTCCAGGCTTTCCCGGATGCCGGGTGTGATCCGTAATGGGAAGAAGCAGTTCCTGGTAGATACGGATATCGGAAAGCAATCCTGGGAGGAATGGCATGAATGGATAGAAAGCATAAATGACGACCTTCCGGAACCAGAACGGCTGGAGGATGTGTGGGACGATCTGCCGGGGCTGTCGGCACCGCTTATCAATGACGTCCTGCGCCAGGGGCATAAGATGTTGATCTCAGGACCGTCCAAGGCAGGGAAATCATTTATCCTGATAGAACTAAGCATTGCGATCGCGGAGGGCATAAAATGGCTGATATGGGAATGCGCGAGGGGAAGGGTGTTGTATGTGAACCTGGAACTTGACCGTGCGTCCTGTCTGCACCGTTTTCACGACGTATACAAAGCAATGGGGATACAGCCGAAGCATCTGGACAACATTGATATCTGGAATTTAAGAGGGAAGGCTGTGCCGATGGATAAGCTGGCGCCCAAACTGATCCGCAGGGCTGCAAAGAAGGATTACATAGTGGTTATCATAGACCCGATCTACAAGGTCATCACTGGTGACGAGAACAGCGCTGACCAGATGGCGAACTTCTGTAATCAGTTCGATAAAGTATGTACGGAGCTGAATGCTGCCGTGATCTACTGCCATCATCACAGCAAGGGCAGCCAGGGAAGCAAGCGTGCCATGGACAGGGCGTCCGGATCGGGGGTGTTTGCCAGGGATCCGGATGCGATCCTGGACCTGATCGAGTTGGATGTGACGGAAGACCTGTTGAAACAGCAGATCAATAATGCCGTCTGTGATGCCTGTACAGGATACCTGAATGAACAGTATGACGACTGGGAGGATGACATATCCCAGGATGACATGTGCAGCCAGGTGCGGATGAAGGAATACTGCAAAAAGAAACTCTTTAAAAAGCAGTATGATGAGTTGGAAGGACAGATCCGGCAGGCGGAGCGCCGGGCGCGTGCAAGGACAGCCTGGCGGATCGAAGGGACGCTCAGGGAGTTTCCGAAGTTCGAGCCGGTCAACCTGTGGTTCGATTACCCGGTACATCGCACGGACAGTATAGGCGTGCTGAAGGATATCCAGCCCGAGGCGGAGAAAGCGCCGTGGCAGAAAGCAGCGGGAAAGAGGAAGACGCCCGCGGATAAGAAGAAGGAACGGAAACAGTCAATAGAAACGGCATACGAAGCCTGCGGGATCAATGAGAAAGTGACGGTTGAAGATATGGCGGAGTATATGGCGGTCACGGAGAAGACAGTCAGAAACCGTCTGAAAGAGCATGGGGGATTCGTGATTGAGGAGGGAAATGTAAGGAAAAAAACGTAATTTTCCCTTTCCCTCACAGGGAAAATCTGAGGGAAAAAAACGTCACGTCATTTCCTTTCCCTCTGAAAGGATCCGAGGGAAATTTTGAGGAAAAAAACGTCACGTATTTTCCGTTTCCCTAGGGAAGAAAATGACTATATATACTACGTATATATAAAAGCGTTTCTTTCCCTGACGGTCAAGGGGGAAAGTCGTCGTGCGACAGCTTACGCACGACGACTCCTTCCCCTGCTCCTTGACTAAAAATGATTTTCCTTCAATTGTAATTTTGCACGTTAAAGGAGTGGAGTGAACGTGATTGATTTTTTTATGCCAATGATACCGCCCACCTGCACATACCAGGAAAAGAAGGTGGCGGTGATTAATGGCAAGCCGGTGTTCTATGATCCGCCGGAAGTAAACCAGGCCAGGCTGAAGCTGTGCGGGCATCTGGCGAAGCATAAGCCGGCACAGAGATATGACTGTGGAGTCCAATTAGTTTCAAAGTGGTGTTTCCCGAGGGGGAAGCATCGGCAGGGGGAATACCGGGTTACAAAACCGGATACGGATAACATCCAGAAGCTCCTGAAGGACTGTATGACGTCAGTAGGGTTCTGGAAGGATGATGCACTGGTGGCGTCTGAGGTCATAGAGAAGTTCTGGGCGGATCCGCCGGGGATCTACATCATGGTCAGGGAGCTGGCAGAACTATGATTATGGGATTTACAGAGGCGTCCCGCATGTTCAGGGATGTGTGGAGCCTATACAGGAGATATGCAGCCAGGAGGTTGGATGAAGCTGGAATGGATGAATTCAGGGATCATGTCAGCGTAGTCTATGAGAAGTACAAGGCACCTTTTGCAAAGGAGATCCTTCTGGCTGTGGTTGGTGAGATTGAACGTACTGCCAGGTTTTATGACAGGCAGGAAAAAGGAGAAAGAGGCTGTGGGTAGAAACAGAGAAGAGCAGGCACGCCTGGAAGGAATGGCGCAGGCTTTGCGGGTAGCAAGGGAGAAAGGGATAGAAGGCCTGGAAGATGAGATCAGGATGCGGAACATTACAGGCCTTCCCTGTGCAGTGCCAAAGAAGGCAATAGACGAATGCATCCAGAATATCAAGAACAATGTGGTGGATACGTTTACCGTCCTGGTGGCGTATACCCTGCATCACAAGTTCGGATACGGGAAGACCAGGCTTGCACGGTTTGCGGAAGAGTTTAACTTCCAGGCGGAATGCTTAACAGAGGACTATTGCACGTGGGGAATGTAAACTGAAAAAATTGTTTGAAGCGTTAAGCTGAAAGTTAGCGGAGGTAGAGATGGAGATAAATGAGGTTTTGAAAGATGTACTCAATGAGCCGCAATTGGCTAAGAATGGCTGCCTTGATACCGATGTGTTTTTTTATCTTTCGGGGAGGCACCCTGAACTGACGATTAGACAGGCAGTGGAGGTTGTTGAGCTTGCCCGTAAAGAATGTGCAGCTGTTTGAGGACTGGATCGGGCGTAGGAAAAGGGAGAAAAGCAGATGAATAAGGAATATTCATGGACTGAAAACCAGGCAGATGATATTTGGTATCATGGAAAATTTGATTCTATTGAAGCATGTATAAAGGATGCCATAAATTGCGGAAAAAAGCCTGGAGAGAAGATTGTTATAGGGATTTGTGAAGCTTACGTTCCGCATTTGAATGCAGATACTTTACTGGATCAGGTAGGCGAAGATGCTTATGAAGAAGTCGGAGAGGCGGCAGAAGGTTGGCCAGAGTTTGAGAACCGGAAAGGCTATAAAAAGGTTGACAAGCTGCAGGAAAAAATTGATAAGGCATTCAATGAATGGTTGGAGGAAACAAATCAGGTGCCAAGCTTCTACCGAATACTGCCGTTAGCAGATTTTGTGACAATTCCAAAGTAGTAGAACATTGATAACTGAATACTGGTGATTGGGAAGATAGAAAAAGATGCCGAAAAATTGCTGAAAATGTCGAAAGGATTTTCTTGTGGAAGGGCAAGGCATTAGTATAAAATAAAATGATGGCGGCTGGTTGATAACAGATTCATTTAAAAGTCATTTGTACGTTTTCCGGAATAAGGTGGACCGGATACTATCTGAAGTATGTATCTACCGTCTGGCAGTTTTATCCTTAGCGTATATCAAGTATCTCTTTAGTATCTTAAAATATTTTGTCAAATCCTTGTAGATGTCAAGCGATATGGATATCAGGGTCAGCAGGACGAAGAAGTCGTAGCCTGTGACCCGGTAACCCAGATACGCGATCATAAAGCTAATGATGTAAGCCATGATAACCTCCGGTGGAAAAGGTGAAGGTTGGCCGCCATCACACGGATATTATAACAGAATGTATACAAATTTCCAATCATCAGTATTTGGTGGTTGGATTTTTTTATGGGAGGCAGGATATGACAGAGAGAAAGAAAGTGACATATAAGCATCTGAAGAAGGGACAGGAGATCAAAGGTGTAGAATATGAAAACTGTTCTTCCAGTTTTATAGCCTACGTCAAAGATATTAATCCGGCATTTGTGACGGTAGAAAAGTGGAATCCGGGAGGAACTGAAGAAAAGATCAATGCGGAGGCAATGTTCCTGATAGAGATGATGGAAGAAGAGATCCGTGAAAAGTACAATAAAAAGGCAGGGGACATAGTCCGGAATATCCAG